GCAGTCGGGGGACAGCGGCATCACGCGCCGCCGATCGGGTCGCCGTTCTTGTGCCGGAACAGGCGGCTCACCGGCGCGCCGAGCGCGTCGGCGATCGCCTCGGCGCGCTCGATGCTCGTCGGCTGCCCCTCGGCGATGATCTGCCCGACGAGCGCCTTCGAACACCCGACGGCGGCGGCGAGGTCGGCGTACGACTTGTCGCCGGTGGCGTAGGTGCTCGCGAGCTCACGGGTGGGGCGGACGGTTCCGGCGCTCGTCGGTGCGGTGGGGGGTGCCATGTGAGGAGTCCTGTCGTCTAAAGATTGTGGACGGGTGCACGGTAACCCTCGACGGGTGAACGTGTCCAGCGTGCGTGGACATCACCCGTGCGCCACTAGACGCGGTTCGTCTAGATTCTCTAGACTCGGAGTCCAGTTGGTACCCCCTCACAGACAGGCAACGTCATGACGGACGGCATCGGGCTCGACGAGCTCATCCGCCAGCACCAGGACCGCACCGGTGAGTCGTTCTCACAGATCGCGAACCGGGCTGGCCTCAGCAAGGCGAAGGTCGGACAGCTCGCGCTCAAGGGCGGCCCGCACGCCCCGCGCGCCGAGACGCTCACGCGGCTCGCCGCCGGGCTGCAGGTCCCGTTGTCGACCGTGCAGGCGGCCGCGATGGTCACCGCCGGGGTTGCCCCGGCGTCTGGCGCGCGCGACCAGCGGCTCGACTTGCTCGTGACGAACGCTGCCCGGCTCGACGACGCCGACCTCGAGCGCGTCGAGGTGATCGTCGAGGCGCTCGTCGCCCGGCGTCGCCGTGGCTAGGCCACCCCTGCCGGTCGGCACGTGGGGCACCGTGCGCGTGCAGCGCGCGGGCTCGGGGTTCCGCGCGCGCACGCAGTTCCGCGACTTCGACGGCGTCACCCGCGACGTCGAGCGGCTCGGCCGCACGCAAGGCGCGGCCCGCAACGCGTTGCTCGCGGCGCTCGCCGAGCGCACGACACCCGCGGGGGAGGACCTGACCGGCGACACGCGCCTGTCGGTCGTCGCGGAGTTGTGGCACGCCGAGGTCCTCGCGTCCGACCGCGCGATCAACACCGTTCGCCGGTACCGCGAGGTCCTCGACGACCACGTGCTGCCCGGCGTCGGTGGGCTCATGGTCCGTGAGGCGTCCGTGCCCCGGCTCGACCGGTTCCTCAAGACGGTCACCGAACGCACCGGCGCGCCGACCGCGAAACTCTGCCGAACCGTGCTGTCCGGGATGCTCGGGCTCGCCGTCCGGCACGGCGCGGCCGCGACGAACCCGATGCGCGACGTCGGGGCCGTGACGGTCCCGCGCAAGGAACCGCGCGCGCTCACCCTCGACGAGGTCGCGACGCTGCGCGCCGCCGTGCAGGCATGGCAGGAGGGCCGCCCGATCCGGCCGACCGCCGAGCCGCCGCGCCCGCGCCGAGGCCGCCCGCCCGCGGGGGACCTGCTCGACATCGTCGACGTGCTGCTCGGCACCGGCGCGCGCATCGGCGAGGTGCTCGCGCTGCGGTGGGACGACGTCGACCTCGACGCCGGGACGGTCACGATCGCGGGCACGGTCGTGTGGGAGGACCAACCGTCCGGCCCGCGCCGACTCATCCGCCAGGACCACCCGAAGACGTCGTCATCGCGGCGGCGGCTCGCGCTGCCCCGGTTCGCCGTCGACACGCTGCTGCGCCGCCGCGTGCTGCAGAGCGCAGGGAACCCGCGCGCGCTCGTGTTCCCGTCGGCCGCCGGCACGCCGCGCGACCCGGGGAACGTCCGCAAGGCGTGGCGCGGCATCCGCGACGAGGCCGGGTTCGGGTGGGTCACCCCGCACACGTTCCGGCGCACCGTCGCGACGCTGCTCGCCCGGTCCGACGACCTCGGGACCGCGTCCGCGCAGCTCGGCCACCAGTCCGACGACGTCACGGCTCGGCACTACGTCGAGCGCACCCACGAGGGCCCGGCCGTTGCCGCCGTGCTCGACACGCTCGTGCCTCGAGCTGACGCGTGAACGCCCCCGGTTTACCCCCGGAAAACCCCCGCAGTCGTGGGGGTGCCCGGGACGTGCGCGTCTAGCGTGTCAGTGCCGTCGTCTAGACTGCCTGGCGAATCGTCTAGTTTTGCTTCACCCATCGTGACCAGCGTCTATGTATTTTGGACGCCATAGCCCAGAGGTCGCAGGTTCAAATCCTGCCCCCGCTACAAAGAATGGCCCGTGACCAGCGGAAACGCCGGTCGCGGGCCTTTCACTTTGCCACGAGAAACCCCCTCGCCCCCGGTTTACCCCCGGAAAACGTCACCGCCGCCGCACGTCACCCGCCGGCACCCACACGACGCGCGGGTGCAGCCGCGGGTCGCGGGTCTCGACGCGCACGAGCTCGGGCGTCCACTCGAGCGCGCTGCCGTCGACCCACTCGTCACCGGCGGCCAGTGCGAGACGGACGCGCACGGGGATCGGGTGGGCGACGTCGCGGTGCTCGCCCGGGGGGACGTCGACGACGTTCGCCGGGCGCTCGACGCCCTCAAGCGCGGGGCGGGTGTTGTCCATGCGGCCGATTCTTCACCCGCCCACCCTTGTCTACCCCCGGTTTTGTGGGGTAGAGTGAGTGTCACGAGGTCAGGGGAACAGCCCCAAGACCCCGAGGCAGAAGGAGCCTCCGATGAGCACGCTTCTCACGATCACCGACAACCTCAGCGGCTACGGCCAGACCATGACGGCCGACGAGGTCGTCATGACGCTCGCGCCCTGGTACCCCGAGGCACCCGCCGAGGTCACCGACGCCGTCGCCGCGATCCAGACCCACGCGCTGCGTGGCGAGTGGGAGAAGATCGGCCCGCTCGAGGCGTTCCTCGACGTCACGGTCGAGCGCACCGCCTGCGACGAGTGCGGCAAGCCCGCGACGCAGACGATCGTCCCCGCCGACCCGCAGGCGTTCACGTGGCCCGTGTGCGACCGTCACTTCGCCGAGGTACAGGCCGAGGACGAGGCCGAGGGGGAGGCGCTCGCCGAGGCGACCCCGAAGCGCACGGTCGACCTCGGCCACACGAGCACCCCGCTCGCCGACTTCATCGGCATGACGGCCGAGGTCGAGACCTCCGAGGGTGTCGTGCGCGGCGTCGTCGAGGCGCACCCCCACGAGACGACGCAACTAGCGGTGCGGCTGCCCGACGGCCGCTGGGCCGCGACCGGCCCGCGTCTGACGCTGGTCCAGTCGTGAGCGCCGCCGCCGACCGGATGGACCCGGGTGCACTGCAGACGGTCCGCGAGTACCTCGGTCTCACGACCGAGGCCCTCGCGGGCATGCTCGGCGTCCGGGAGGACACCTACCGGCGGTGGGAGTCGGGCCGCGAGCCCGTCCCGGTCCGCGTGCGCGAGGAGGTCGAGGACGTCGAGGAGTACACCGCCCGCGCTGTCGACGACATCGTGCGCGCGCTCATGGACGCGCGCGACCCGGCCGTCGCGGTGTACCGGACCGATGCGCAGATGCACGCCGCCCGGCCGGACCTCTCGCACCTGCCCGCGCGGTGGTGGCGGCACGTCGTCTACCGGGCCGTCGACCGGGTGCCCGGCGTCGCGATCGTGAGCGCACCGCGCGAGGACCGCACACCCTGACCCGGGCATGACGAACGCCCCCACCCCCGACCGGAAGGTCAGGGGTGGGGGCGTCGTCGTGTGGTTGCCCGTGAGGGCGTCAGTAGCGCGGGCCGTGCGACGGCGGGCGGTGGCCGGGGTACGGCCACCCGGCGACGTCGCCGGGGTCCTCGTCGTCCTCGTCGTCGATGAACCGGGCGATCCGCGGGTCGGGCGTGACGCGGGTGATGGCGTGCGCCCCGTCGGGCGTCTGCGGGGCGTACACCGGCGTACGGGCCGACCCGAGTGCGAGGCGCACGAGCCACGCGGGCACGTGCGGCTCGGCCCACCGCCAGAGGGCGTACCACGCGGTGATGGCGGCCAGCACGACGAACGCGACGGCGGCCTCGGACTGCAGCGCCGAGCCGAGCGTGTCGGCGAGGTCGGTGGGCAGGACACCCGCGAGGCGTGCGAGCGCCCACGCGACGACGGTGCCCCACAGAGCGGGGATGGCGGTGCGCAGCAGCGCGACGACGCGGTCGGACAGCTCGCCGGTCGTGCTGGTGCTCGAGAGGTGGGACATGGTGACCTCCGGTCAGACGTCGACGGCCAGCTCGGCCGGCGGGGGTGGGATGTCCGAGACGGACGGGTGTCGGACCCACGCGTGCAGGACCCGGATGTACGTGATGGCGCGCCAGTAGC